ACAGTTATCAATTCATCGTTCAAGTATGCGTTCATTGACATGGCTGTTGCACGCTGAACAAATGGCTGGTCGGCATATGTGCTTCCACCGCTTGTTGCAATGTCTGGGTCAAGCGTTTTGCCTTCTTCGTTAATAAGATTGCCTGCAACGCCTGCTTCACGAGCATAACCGAATGTTTCGTAGTAACCATCTACATCTGCTTTATTGTCAACAACAGCCTCTGCGGTCTCTTCTGCAATCGCAGCTGCCTGATTCTTGTGCTCTTCTGCCTTATCGGCCCAGTATTTGCTGTTCTTCTGATACGCAGCATCGCCGGATCCGATTGCACTTCCGTTTCTTGTGCCGTTTGCCCATGCCTCTGCATCAAGAGCCTTGTTGCCTGCCGCAGTAGCACTGCCGGCTGCAGCTGTCGCAGAGCTCGCGGCTTCTGTCGCTTTTGCGGAGACATCTGCGTAATTTACTACATACGGCAGATTGGCGATATTGGTCACACCATCACCAATCTTTATTGCATATGTGCCGTTGGTCTGCTTGACCCACAGCGTTTCTCCTTCGTACAGAATGACACCTGAGTAGGTAGACAGGTCTGCCACTGTACATCTGAGTTCCTGTCGTCTTGTATAGCCAGGATTAACTGCCATTTTTCTTTCCTCCTTATAAATCAGCTAATTGCTGAATGGTCGGCGTGACCAACAGCAGTGCGCTTTCGAGCGCAGACAAGGGCGGAGCCTCCTGCAGGTCGAATATTCTCTGTCTGATGCCGTCTATGTAGTTATAGATATCGGTCATCAGTGTAGTAATTGGAATTCTTATCTCGTCCCCATTGGCAAGAACCAAAACGATTGCTTCCCTTCCTGCCGTGTTGTCGTAGTAGGATCCTTCCCCTACGATCAATTCTGTAGGAAGGTCTATCGTGATTTCGCTCCCATCATTGGTGACAAACTTGATCACACCAGTAGAGCCTGTGAATGTGACACCTACGATAGAACCGTTGATTTTGTTCTTCAAGGCCGAAGACAATTTCGATTCGATAACGGAGCCGGCATAAATCTTAGCCTCCGTTACGGATGCAGCCGCCAGTTTCTGCTCTGTCACGGATCCGTTTTGAATGTGCCTTTCCCGGACAGCATCGTTAACGATCTTGCCATCGGTAACCGATGAGTTTGCCAGTTTGCCATTCGTAACGGATTCATCCGCTAGTTTTTCTGTCGTTACGTTATGATCCGCAATCTTTTCGGTGGTCACGGAGCCTGGATATATCTTTGCAGTGGTTACAGAGCCATCTGCCAGTTTCACGGTCGTCACACATGAATCTACAAGCCTGTTGGTGCCACATGTCAAGTCAAGATGATACAGGACCTGGCTCCCTTGATCGTCTGTGATGTTTCTGAATATCATTTCAAAAATGTTGGTAGAATACATTCTCAAAGTGATGTGATTCAAATTCACGGAGTATTCTTCCAATGTTTCAATTTCTTCGTCATTTACTGACAGACTTTGTGCAAAGCTGTTAACGATACTTTGAAGTGCGCTCAATGTGTCCAACTGTGCGCTGCTTGGATGCAATTTCATTATGCCGGCAAAAGTACCATTACTGAATGAATCGACCAAGTCCTGCAATGTAGTGATGCCGCTTGAGTCGAGCAAAATGCGAATGTATTCTGCTGCATCATTTTGGCCAAGCAAATCAATTACAGCATTAACCTTTTGAATAAGCAATTTTGGGACCTGATCGAACCACTGCTTCAATGCTCTGGCATTCATTTCGCCACGGCCAAACACATCATTGCTGTTCGGTCTGTCTGACAACGCTCCGACACCCAAAGACTGTAGTTCCTGGAGCGTAATCTTATCTAATTGTTTTAGAGCCATGTCAGCCTCCTATCGGTTTTTGTATCTGCCGTGAATGTAGTACCTGTAAGCCAGGTAATACAAAGCAAACGGCTTTTTGATTTCGTCTGAGTATATGAAGTATTGCTTCTCAACCCACTTCTTTTCTTTTTCCTTGATGGCAAACAGATCCTTGTCTGATGAGCTGAAGGAAAAGTCTCTGAAGTCAAGTTTGGAGAAGTCTAGCCTCATGTTGTTGATACGCGCAATCTGATTAAATACATCATTATTCGTGCGCACCTTGATTTTGGCAGCAGAAGCATCGTAATTGCGCGTTTTTATGACGATGGATTTTCTTATGGTCGTCTTCGTCAGATGCGGCACATCGCAATTGTCTAGCTTTGTTGCGCATCCACAGGCTATCGCTCTTCCATTGAATGAGTACCATTCTGCGTCAATGCTTCCGTCATCGTTTCTTTTGTCCGTGTTGAATACAAACACCTTGCCGTTATCCGTTCCAAACGTAAGTATTCCATCTATGGAAGCAACAACAGAGGCAGGATAGAATGTTCCACCTATCATGGCTCCTGTTTTCTCGACAAGATATGCTTCATATCCTTTAAGTGTCTGTGTCTCTTCATCGCTGAAAGTGGGATTCATCACTTCTTTAACGGCATAGTAGATTGTCTTGATATGTGGAATGCCAAATACATCGTATACGGACGTCTGTGTTTCTGTTATATACGCAATATCTGTGGATTCCGTACCGTCCTCTTTTGGAGGATTTACCGTTGTGCCGGACAGGTCCTGATAACGATACATTGCAGGATCATATACTGCTGTAGCATCTCGCAATTCTATCTCAACAAGACTTGGTGTACTGCACTCACACTTGGTTTTGTCCTTGTGGCATGTGGAGCACCACTCTACTGTTTTATCTTCTGCCTGTTCAAGATGCTCGTTGTATTGAAGCCTGTCCATGAACCTGTATTCTTCGTACTGGCCATCGTAGTCTCCGATATCCTCAAGGTAGTACCATTCGTACTCCATGATCCCTTGCGCATTGGTATATGGCTGCCTGCTGTCCGCGATGTAGAACTTTCCATCAACGGAAAGAACAAGATAGCCGTCCCATACATTCAGAGATGCCCGTGCCAAATCCTCGTTTGTCAGTTTGGTGTCAACCAACGTAGACCTGTGTTCAAGCGCCCTTTCCAACCTAACTGACAACTGACCTATGGCATTCAATCCGTCCTCTGATACAAACACAGGATCGTCTCTGAAATTGATTGCAGCACCAAGGCATCCTGTGCCCGCAAGACCCTGTTTGCTTGGATACGTGACCGGAACTACATCCTGGTCTGTGACAAGCGGTGAATGGTAAAAAACAGAACCGTCCTGTTTTGTGTTGCCCTTAAGGACTGCCAGTGTATCCGCGATTGGTATCATGGCCGTAACAGGCACAGACTCAACACCGTCATTGACATAGTCAAGCACTCCCCAGTAAGAAGGATCATTGAATCCGGTATCAACGTTACGCCCGCACCAGAAGACCGTATTTGGATATCGTGGATTGCCTGACAAGAAGATTCTACCGTCATAGGCTGCTGCCATAGTGCATCTTTTGATGATGTTTCCGGGCTCAATGGTTTCGTCCACAAGGCCTGCAATGGAAGTGATCGCCTTGGCGGCGGTTATCTCGATGCCTGCATAGCCTTCTGGATAGTAACGTTTGGTTGGATCATTCAATATCGCTTCTTGCTCCTTATTCTCAGGAGCCAACGGAGCAACAGTAAATGTTACGATTCCTTTGTCAAGATTAAAGGTCACTTTATCTCCATTCGGTATCTCCTGGTATGTAGGATTACCGAAGGATCCATTTGAAGTGGCTGTGAAGATAATTTCTTCTATGGCATATCTTGTGATTGTCAACAAGTTATGCTCTGGATCTGCATCCGATGTGCTGAACCAACCAAGATTCTCTGAATACTCAACACCTGCATCTTTAAGGTTCCATGTGGTATCATCAGGATACTGAAATCTATGCCATTCGTTTGTTCCCATGTATTGAAATACAGTATCACCATTTGCTTTGAGTTCATAAAACTCTACCAATTGAGAATTCTCCCATGCTTCCGCATCTACCTTCACAAAAGAAGGATTTGCCGTGACGGTTGCACCAATGTTACTCAACCCTATTTGTGCCGCTGTATAACTTCTTGGTTGTCCATATCCGTCGTTGATTATCCATTCTTCACTGTCTTCAACCCACATGTATGGAACCCATTTATCGGTGCCGTTATCGTTGGTCTTTACAAGTTTGAATTTTCCATCTATCGGCCCGGAACTAAAATTTCTGAACGAAGACCGGATAATATTTGTAGTTTGTGAAGGCGTGCCCAAATGGTCTAAATCCAGATACTCTTCCCCATATACTTTGATACTTGATATATCATCAAGATTAGCAACGGCCAATTGGTATTCCTTTGTCTCGCCGTCTGCAATGTATGTCTGTTTGAAATACGGAGTCAGCATGTTGCGCTGTTTGTACTCCGTACCAAGCGTCTTATTTGCGCCATCCGGGATGCCATTGATGTAAATAGTGGGAATATAAGCGTTTTCTTCCACATTTCCAATGGTCTCTCCGTCATAGACAAGATAGTTTGTGCCATCCAGGATGTACAGGTTGTTGTTGAATACAAACGATACGCTCTTGTGGTTAGCCATGTTGCTGAGATTTGTTGTCGGATATCTTCTTATGGTGCACTTGACTACATTTCCCTCAAACAATTGAGATGCGGCCAAATCAAATGATGTTCTCCATTTTCCGCTTATCTTTACCCGGCTCTCATCTATCCATGGCTTATTGTATACAGCCCATCGCTGTTCCACACCAGTTTCGGTGGTGACCTCGTATTGGCATGTAATGGCGATGCATTCGTAGCAATCGTCAATCTCAAAATGGAATGTTTTGACTCCTCCTACAACCACAGGAGCACCAAGTGTATAATCTCTGATCTCTTCCGTATTAACTGTTGCCGGAAAATCATGCCAAATGTAAAGGTTTGTGCCTCTGTGGACGATTACATCTCGTCTTTCCACACCTTCCTCACGGTATACATATTCATGTATGCCGTTTATTTTTCCGCTTCCGGCAAGCCTCATAACTTCCCGAAAGCCCGGTATTGTCTCAATTCCCTTTCCCTGACCATTGTGGTAGTCTTTCCACATATTGCACAGATATGCAAGACGGCGATCGTTTACTTGTGTTTGGGCGTCAGAAAAATCAACGCCAAGAAAATCACCGTAGTATTTGCTGTATTGCTTTTGTTTATCCAAAATCTGTGCCATGTTTACCACCCATGTGTATCCCGATAAGGAACAGGAGAATTGTCTCTTGCTTTACTCATAATCAATGCTGCCTGCGTATTGTAAAGTGTCAGATAATACTCAGCCTTATCCGGCTCGTCATCCGCCCACACATATGAAGCAATCAGCATTGGAAGAATGGAACACAGGTCTTCGTCAAGATCCACTACATCCTGGCTTTCGGACAACGACACGGTTCCAAGCACAATAGGATTCGGCTTTTTGTAGTAATGAATACTATATGTTCCGGGCCTGTCGTGCGGCAGCAGTACGATCCTGTTATTTTCCACGTCATACTCGGAATTCATCAGATACAGATGTCTGCCGTCATCCACTATGGGAGGCTTGCAAAGCTGAAGAAAATCATCTGCAAGTTCTGAAATGTCATATCTTGTGAAAGCCTCATACGCAGGAATATCTTCCGTGTTTCCACTCAAAAGATGTTCATACAATGCTATGTTTCTCACATAATACAAATAATCGCTTACGAACCGAAGGCGCACTTCCCCACTAGGGAATACAGTATCGTTATCGTAGGCGAAGAATCCTCTGTATTGTGTGTAATCTTTATTTGAAATAGTAATGGGAGTACGGCATGGTACATAAACGCCTGAATCATTGTCATATCTTTCGACATTAACAGTGATATTTCCACGCGCTTCAAAATAATATGCTTTTACGTTATCCGCATAGAATATCGTTTCACCGATACATTTCTGCGGTTCGAATGTACAATCTTTCCACATGTTGGGCATCGGATCATGGAGAATCTCAATGCAGGAAGTTTCAGGCCGCAATTGAGCGACCTGAAACAATGCACGATTCGCAGTCAGGAGGAAATGCTTATCGTATTCCTGCATATCTTCCTCAAATCCAAGTTGCGCAACATGATCATATAATTCACATACTCTCATGATGCTTTTGTCCTTTTAAGAGAGGGAAATAGTCTGTGCTGCAGAATTGCTGCCGGAGTCATCGAACAGGAGGATGTGTTTCCATGTGGTGAAACCGATACCGAAACGGCAGTAGCCATTCCAGTAGTAGTTTCTGGTGTGATCATCGATGCCCGAACGGATGTCAAGCGGAACACGGTTGTAAAACATGTTGGCCTGCAATTCCTCGTTTGCCTCGGAAGACATGACCATGATCTTGTCGGTGGCGCTTTCCCAACCATCAAGGACAACGAGAGTCCAGTTGCCGTACTGAGTGTTGATGTCGTTATTGCTGGATCCTACTGTTCTTTCAGAGCCAACGACCTTCTTGCAACGAGCCTCAAGTCCGGGACGGTTTGCAGGGACAATCAGAACGTTGGAGATGTAACCCATGTTCTCATTCTGCTCATCTTTGAAGTTTCTCATGAGGTTGGACAGAAGTCCGAGTGTTCCTTCAATTGTGGTTCCTCCAAGCAGACCGGCCTGGCTGCCAACAAAGTAGTTGGCCTGGGTGCCGGAATGAGTCTTGAATGTGTGAGCCTTGTGAAACAATGGCTTACCGTCACCAACAGTGAGGTCTACAGTAGCTTTGTTGAATGTAAAGGAGTTACCCGTTGCATTGATCAGAGCCTGCTCTGCGATCTGCTTTCTTGTTCTGTAGTAGGAACGAACGAATTTCTTCGGCTTCTCTTTGATGGAAGAAGCGATACCGATGTTGGAGTCATCAGCCATTTCACGAGTGATCGTGAATTCCTTGCCAAAAGGAATATGCTCGATTGTTTTGGTGAATCCGGGCTCGATAGAATCGTTTTCAGATCTCTGGCCTTCCTTCTGTGCCTGGAATGTGCCGAAGTCGGTCTCGGAGATTACGGTTTCTGCGTATCTGTTGGATTTCTCAACGTTGTACAGGAAATCAAGAACGCTCTTCTGCTGTTCCTGATAGTTGGATTCCTGCTCGATGAGTGCTTTGATGGGATGCTCGAATTTTCCAAACATAGGATCATTCTTGCCTTCCATTTTGGAATAAATGAAACTAGACATTGTAGTTACCTCCTATGTAAGATTATTCAAATTTGACAAGTGCTTTCTTGTCTGCGACTACTTCTACGATCGTAGCGACACCGTCAGATGTCGTAGCCGTGATAGCATCGCCTGCTGCGGTCAATGTGACCTTTGTGCCAATGACTGCGGAAGCCACGGAAACGGAAGCGTCTGCCTCGTAGATCTGCTGATTGGTCACAGGAATGACAGGAACAGAAGCTGCGTTAGCGGCAGCTGCAGCCACTGTGATGAATGAAGGTTTGGTGGTAGCACCGCAAGCGACCAGTTTGCCCGAAGACAGTTTCACGCCTTCGCCCTGAGTCAATGCGGTTGCACCGGCCGGATAGTACTCCGGCTCATGAACATTGTTGTAGCCGTTTTCGACTTTCTTCAAAAGAAACATGTTTTGAATTCTCCTTTTCTTAGATTGTTCGCCGATAGAGGGAAATAATCTCTTTGTTTGACAGTTTCGGGAACATTGCCTTCCACTGCTCCAGTTCGGCTCTGGACATTCTGATGCCCTCCTGGGCTGATGCCTTGGGGACACTGGATTGTAAATGTGCTTTTGTGTTTTGTATTGCAGACTGCTTGGATGCGTTTGCTGCGGCTTCGCGGATGCCGTCAGGATTTGCTGCCGCAAATGCCTGCTTGGCTGTAAGCCCCATGTCACGCAGCTTGTACCACTGATCAAAGTTAGGTATGTCGCGTATATCCTTGCAGGACTCAAGCTGACCGTATGATGCCTTCAATTCAGCAAGATCGCGCGCGGCTTTCTCCTGGAATTGTTGGGCTCTGACAATTCGCAATGCATCTTCTTTTTCCCGCTCTGAGGCTCGATTCTTCAGATAATCGTCTACGGAAAGGCCATCTTCGTCCGCAGCCAGTTTGGCTAGCCCTCTCACAGGATCCGCTTCTGTTACGCCAAGTTTCCTAAGAGACTCTTTGGCTTGCGCTTCAAGTTCATGGTATTTGCGCTCCAGGTCGGACAATTGCTCATTGTTCTGTTCTGTCTTTGCAGGCTTTTCTTGCTCTGCAGGCTCTGATTCCGGCTCGGTCTCTGCCGGTTCATCAGGATCATCGGGGATAATAATGTCCCCGTTTTCGTCGTACTCGAAATCGTCATCACCGTTATCTACGGTGTTGTCGGAAGAAGGCTCTTCGGCCACGTTCTCATCGAGGATGTCGAGATCATCGTTTTCGTGCATCTTTGTGCTCCTTTCACCTTGTAGGTTTGAATTCATTTGCCCGTTCTCAAATCGTGGCCTTTTTTAACGTCCGCTTTCGGCTGATCAGCAGGCTTCGGGGACTTGATAATGCCGCCGCGATTCGTTTGAAACTTTTTACCGCTTGTCATTGTTCATACCTCCTTGTTCCTATTGGCAAGAAAAAAGAGCCACTACACTTTTTCATGTAGTGGCTCTCATCTCTATGGATATATGGCCTTTAGAATTATTCAGTTTCTACTTCCCACAGGCTGTGGCATCTCTTACATCGGAATGTCAGCCCGTGGATTTTGGAGTCTCTTGTGACCCCAACATACTTTACTTTTTCTCCACAGGCGGGACAGGTCAATCTTTTGATCTCTCCCTCCGTGGCACGTTTAATCAGGAAAGCCATATTTCATCACCTCATGTGCATTATAATTCGTTTTTTGGTTGAAATGGTATTCAACTTTTGCAAAATCACGATTTTTTATTGACAATTCGGTTGTTTTTTACCTCAAATCCGCACTTTTCTGCAATGGCAGCCTTTTCTTTCTGACTTACCGGCAGCGAAAGTATGTATTTGAGCAGTGCATTCTTGGCTTGCTTTTCAGACTGTCCAAGCCCTGTTAAGGTGTATCCCTTTATGGCCATGACGTAGTATGTTTCTGCAACAGACAGCCCGGACGACCTCAGATACTTGAACACTTTCGTCTTCTTGGTGCCGGAGATCGCATTGCCGTTCTTGTCAAGATCTGCGGAAATCTCGTTCAATCCTGCAATGGCAGAAGCAAATTTGCCCTGGTCTTTCGGGAAGTATGTGTTGAGCGTGTTGCCGGAATCCGTTCCTGTGATTTTGTCTTTGGCCTTGGCATAGTACGCATTGTATACAGCTCGCAATGCCTTTGCCTTATTCTCATCATCCAGGTTTTTGAACACTTTAGAGGATATCATCTTCTCAATCACATCGTTTACTTGTCCGTATGTTGCCTTGAATGCATCCTGTTGCTTTCCTGTAAGGCTCATTGATACTGTCTTCTTATTGCCATCTTTATCAGTTTCCGTATAGGAAATACTGTTTGTTACGGCTCTTGGAAGAACATCGTATCCTTGCGTATAAAGGTCAAGAAGGATGTCCCGTGCAGCTTTGCTTGTACTTCCGGTTTCTTCGTTGGTGTACAGTTCCATGAGCATTCTTGACATGCTTTCGTTGCCTTCGTCTACATACTTGGCAAGATCGCTTTTGTAGTTCTCATTGTAGAACCATGTATCAATCTGATAGGATGCCTCGGGAGAAAATCTCTTGAACAGCCCCATAACGGAGTTCATAACGTTTCTTGTTGGAATACCTGTCATTTGTCCGCCGGTATAGACCAGGCTGCGCAATGCGGATCCAAAATCACTTCTCTGCAATTGCTGACCGCTTGCAGCCTTGCCGACAAGGTTTGTAATCTTGTCTGAAGTGTTGAGGAAGTCATTGACAACATCGAAATCAAAGCCGGACACATCGTATCCTTTGACGAAGAAGTTAGTGATTTGATTCAGGACCGGAACCATGCCTACAGTGGTTACTGCCACATCCGTCACGTAATCCTGCACGAAGCCGATCTCATTACCGTACTTATCCTTTCTCTTCTTGTTGAACAACCAAACGAAGAGTTGGCCGATCATGCAATAGACAAGGTTTGCGGCAATGATAGCGGCAATCGTCTTACGCAGTTTCTTCCCGGAGGAAGCAATAAGAGTCTTGTTCTTCGTCTTGCGTGCATAATTGTATGCGCCAATTGCTTCAACAAGTCTTGAATACTGCTTCAACGGTGCAGAAGTAAACATGGTCAGAGCCTTCTTGAATTCGCTTTGTGAGCGCATCATCGAGGATCTCTCCGTGTTTGTGTAGTTAGGCTGTGTTGCACGGCATACATTCTCGAAGAGTTCAGCTGCAGCGATCTTGTTTTCTTCTGTTCCAAGCGCAGGTCCCCTCTTGGCGACCTGGTACTGGCATGCATTCCAAATCCATCCGACCGTCAGTCTGTCCATCTTTTGAATCGGTTTGGTAGTTGCGTCTCCAACCTTGCTGACCTTGTCAATTACGCCTTCTGCCTTTACGACCGTCTGGTCATAGTTACGGACTCTCGCATAGTCTGAGTATTTGTCAAGATCAGCAAAATTGACCTTGTTCAAAAGGCCCTTGACAATCACATCAGCATCAAGCATTGTCGCAGCAGTTGGAAGCGATGCAGCCTGTGCAAGCACGACCTTCGGATTGGCTCCAAGTTGGAAACTTGCAAACTTGCCTCTGATCCATCCAAATACGTTGAATCCTTCATCAAGCATTGCCACACCCTGGATATCAGACATGAGCTTCTTGATGTAGTTGTCCGCGCCATCCCAAATGTTGTCATTGATGAATTTACGAACAGAAACCACATGGGACTTGCTGCCAAGATTCTTGTTGTATACTCTGTCAAACGTTTGCATAGGCAGTGCCAGGTTAGCATACAATGACATCTGCTTGGCATGTGTTGTGACCATGTCATATACGTTACCAATGAACAATTCCGTAGCTGCATTCTTCTTTGTATTCTTGTTAAAGGAATAGTTGTTAAGTGCCGCGATATCTTTGAGGAACGACTTTACATTTGTCGCAGACGATGCAATGGTAGTTTCGTCTCTGTGGATTGGGAAGTAGAATTCCTCAAGCACATTCGTGTATCCCATGAATCTCAAATCGGCATTTGTCTTTGCTTCTTTGGAATCCGTATTGAAGAAATGTTCAACGAGTTGAATGAATCCTTTGTCCTGGCCCGTAAATTGCTCATAGATGCTTTTACCAAGTCTTGCCGCATAATCCATTGCGCTCTCGACAGTCATCCTTGGATTGGCACCGGGAACATGCACTTTCTTTCCGTCATCCGTCTTGTAGGAGAATCCGGCTCGTGCCAAGCCAAGAGCAGCCTGCTCACGCTTTGTCGTTTCATACAGAGCGATGGCTTGGTTTACCGTCATGTCATAGCCATTCACGTTGATCGTGTCTTTCGTTAACCGTTTGGTATACTTCTTGTTCTTCTTGAAGAATTCATCAAACGGAGTCAGGAATGCAACACGCATGGCGCCGGCTTTTGTTTCTCCATTTGTGATCTCGCGGAAGATCCTTGTGAGCAATCCCTTCGGATCATAGTTGTCAAGCATTTCAAGTACGACCCTCGGCTCAACGGTACCCTTGACGAAATTGCCAAGCATTCTGAAGATCTTCTTTTGGTCGGAAGATGCATAATCACCCTGAGCCAATAGATCCATTTCTTCCTGTGCCAACACTTCAGTCAAGAATCTCTTGCCTTCCAGGAACGATGCATCGAAATTGTGGAACAGTGCGTCTGCGGATCCGAGGATGACTTCTGCTGCCTGCAGCTCTTCATACGAAAGAGGACGAATCTTGCCCGTCTCGCTTGTGTAATTCTGCTTGAGCAATTCAAGAGCGCCAAGCACGTTTGCATCGAAATCCTGGCCCTGAGATTCATACCAATCCTTAAGGACTTCGTTGTTCTCGTTGTAGAATTGAGCATACTGGAGCAGTATCTCTCTTGCGGATGCTTTTCTCAGATTGCTTCTGTATACAAGTTTGCCAAGCTCTTTTGCCCATGCGTCAAGCATTGGATTGCTGAGGACTGTAGAAGACACATATTTCTTGATGCTGTTGTCCTTCAGCTTCTTTGCAAGGTCAATGACACGGTTAACGATAGAATTTCTCTTTTCGGAATTTTTGAGCAAATCTGTAAGTTCATCGATTCTTGTCTCATAAACTGCCTTGATTCTGTCAACGGCATTTCCAACAGCACTCTTCTTGCCTTTCTCATAGAATGCATTGACGATGCTTCTGGCAATCTCCTGCCGATATTTCTCAACAGTTTCCTTGTCTCCAAATTCCCGGATCGTGTACTGCTCTGCCTTTCGATTGATTTCCTCACGGCATTCGGCATATCTGTCAAGTAATCCCTGGAAGATATCCCTGTCTGATCCATCAATGTCGATATCGCCAAGATAGACACCCTGGCTTTGCAAATCCCTGGCAATCTGGTCGGCACCTACGCCCTCGCCTTCTTTGGCTGCCCATTGCAGGAATATACCACCGGATTTCGTGTCATTGTAATAATGCACATCATCCTTAATACGGCTCAGTCTTACCTTGTGGCGGTATGCATTCATAGCCTTCACAAAATCAACGGCATTTTGAATCTCACCATTGTCCTCAATCATTTCGGTCATGATGACATGGTCAATAAGATAGTCTGCCATAGCAAGAGCGGCGCCGATTCTGTAGCCTTTGGGAGTCTTGTTCAGTTTCTTGGCAAGAATGTCAATGGCTTCTTCTTTTGTTTTGCCTCGAATGCTTGCTGTCCATGCTTTTCCATCTGCATCCATGCCATTCTTGGCAGTAATGTCTCCAAGGATATCGTTGATGATCTCCTCGGCTTCTTTTTTGGTGTAACGTTTGTATTCTTTCCTGTCAAGATCGTCCTGGAATGAATACCTGATATCCCGGTCTTCCGTAGGATTCTTGTTTTCCGTATCCTTGATCTGATTCGGATTGAATGCAACGTAGACATCAGAAGGCTCGTTTCCTCCATCGTAGATATCTCTGAAGATGACACCGTCATATCCGCCTGCCATGGCTTCCCTGACCCACTCGTTTGTGGTATGGGGCAATTCTTCCATGTTGGAATCAAGATAAAGATCGTCCACCTCATCACCATTCATGATCATGAGGGCGGCCTTTTCACCGAATGTGGATTTCAATTCATCTGCAGTGAATTCCTGTACTTCACTTTCGTTTCCTGCAGCAGCAAACTCTACATTAAACGTTTCACCGTCTGTGCCACCATAAAGAACAGCATAATTATATGCATGAGCCACATCGTCCCATTTAGGAATGTTGTTCCATTCGTTACCATAGCCTTCGATCACAAGAGGATTCTTGAGATTGAGGTACACGCTGTAGATTCCGTGATTGTCAAAACTCTTCTTGAGATATTCATCCCATGCGAAAGTATTGGCTTCCTCAAGCGACTTGAATGTCTTTTGGATGTTGTCTCCATTGAGGATGTACTCATCACCAAACTTTTCAAATGTAGCATCGAAATAATCAAACAGACTGACCAATTCTTCGAAGGACAATGTCTTGGAAGGATTGAATATATCTTCGGTTCCTCCAGAATAGTCCTGCGCCACATCCGGTCTGTCTGAGAAGAAACTACCCAATGATGTATCAAACACTGTAAAGCCAAGGCTTCTTGTTCCATGATACAGTTTTGCGAGATATCCATTGGCATTGACTGCTTTGGAGTCCTTGAAGAATTCTCGCTGACCTTCACTTAGCTTGTTGTCGTCGGAATCTGTGTCAGGAATGGAATACCTAAATCCTTTTGGATAATACAGTCTGTCTGTTTCTCTCAAAGCTCTTGCAAATGTATCCTCGCTAAACACAGCAAACGGTATATTTAACAAAACATCAAGCGCTTTCTCAACAGTTTCAATCATACTATTTGGAGCAATTTCTAATTGATCAACAAGATAATTGGCTACTTCTTTCAACAGTTCAGGCTTTGCTTTTGATTTGCTGAGAGCTTCCCTGAATGCCGGATTTGCCAATTCAGCCAGGAATTCGTTTACATCCAACAATCCATACCATCTGTCTCCAAAACGTTTGGCTGTTTCCTGCCGCATCATACTTGAACGTGCTTGTGAAAGTATTTCTTTTGCTTTGGTAAGTCTGTGGACTTCGTCGAATTTTGAATCACTCAATTCTCCAACACTAAGATTGAGTCTTGGCTTAAGAAGCAGATAGTTTGTTGCACCGTGTATCGCTTCGTGCAGCAGCACAAGCGCCTTTGTGTGACGCATTTCACCATCGTCTAAAAAAGTATGCAAATCGTAGCGAATGTGCATTGCGCTTGCATCACCGGCAGCGCCTCTCAACAATGTTGTAAAGTAGAATTCGACATGCCCTCTTCTGCATACTTGAATAACAGAATTAAACAATGGATCTAACTCGTCAGAGAATTTGTAATAATTGTACAGTTCGACAAGTTCGTCAATGCTGATTTGCCTTCTTGATATCTTTACATCAAGCGATCTGTCTTTAACCTTGACTTTACAATTTTGGTCAGTCAATTCATCGATTCTTTCGTTAACAAGAGCATTAAACCTTCCGCGATTTTTTTGATTAATTGCGGCGCGCAGGAACTTTATTTCTTCAAACTCGTGGAACGATTTGTATGTATTGATAAATGCTTTAGCTTGTTTCTCATCCCAATCATTCAAGAATGAGAAATTTTCCTCAACAAACGGAGCAAGTCTAGGATCTTTATACCAACGTGTTACTCCTCTTTCTGTAACTACACAGTCTTTCAGAATATCAACAAATCCTTTTCTTGCTTTTAGATAGTCGTCTTCTGATACATCAGCAAACACATTGTTTGAGTAGTAATCATCATCAAATATCGAAAGCTGACCATTGCCAAGCGAGTACCTTGCCAAGAATTCGCTGTCATAAACATTACCTTCCTTGCCATAATAATGAGACATCACTTTCCCATTTGCAAGATATTCTACCTTTCCATCAACGGAACTCTTCCCATCAGACAATGAGTACCTGCCTTCTTCCATTAATCCGCGCTTTACCAGCTCACTTCTCAAGCCAGGAGTCACTACGTTTTTGGGAATTGTAATATTCTCTCCTTCAAGTAGTTTTGCAATACTGTCTGCCACCTCAGCATCTGTAAGGATTCTAACCGGCTTGAACCACCTTGAAAGGATGACCTTCCTGGTCTTGTTCTTCGGCAGTTTTCCTGCGACAGGTCCTGCATGCCATGACATTTCGCCAACGGCATCTTTCGCATACTGTGCCTTATATCCACTTGTCAATTCGCTTGTAGGCACTTCACCTTCCACAACAACAAGATTAGGTCGTTTTGATGCAGAAGAGAATTGGTCATTCAACATGATCCTCGACGTATGGAAGTAAGGATTGTATCTTGCAAGGATAGAAGATCCGTTGCCTTTATCCAACTTGAAGTATCCTGGCTTTCCTGCAGGATTGTTCTGAATCAATTCGGGATGCTCAACAGCTTGTTCCCATTCGCCTATCTCGCTTGGCTGCACCAATTGGCTTCCGTTATCTCCCTTGATTTTTGCAGCCATAGGAGGATACAGTTTACCGTCAATAACCTGCATTGCACGATAGACAGTAGTGGTAGGTTCGCTGTTCAGCCACTTTAGCGTTTCAGCATCGGGCCTTGACTCGTTGTTGTCTGTCAGCGAATAACGGCCATATTCATCGGCTTCTTCGGTGCCCTCAACAATGTTGTCAGGCAATGAGAAACGAATGTCTTCGTTCTTCTCGTTGAAACGTTCGGACAAAGGAATAACGTTGCCCTGATCGTCGTAGGTTACAGGATCTGCGGATTTCAGTTGTTCTCCAGGATAGAAGAATATAAATTCTTCAGAATCCACATTCCCATCAAGAATGCTATCAATATGAAGACCACGATATCCATTTTCTTTCGCATACTCTGCAAGTTCAATTGTATTGTATTTCTTGCCCTTGTATACGATGTTGTCATACCGCATAGGAATCGCTTCAGGAACGACATTCAGGAATCCGTCCGTATTTCCATAGAACTGATAAATACCATCTGCAATCATTCGGCCTGGTTCTGTTCCAAAATTATCCTGCCACCACTTTGTGTCTGCGATTTCCTCTTCTGTATTTCCATGGCCTATTTCTCTTACATCGCTTGATTCCCCAGAATAATATCTTACCGATTCTACATCAGCCGCAGTCCAAACCCCAAGATATCCACCACGCTCTCCATGTTTTCCTTCTTGGATTTTTGGTTTTGTCCAACCAAAATTGGTAGTTCCATGATATACTTTTTGGCCATATCCAGCCTTCTTCGCCGCCTCGTCTACCATCCTCTCCAGTCTCTCGTCTTCCGCTTTAGTACGGCTTTCTTTTTGAGCAAGAGACATGTAGTCAGCATCGGGCAAAGAATACCTGATATCATCGTTCTCTACGTTGAATCTTTTGGATGGTGGAATTATTTTTTCTTTGTCATCATACGTTACCAATTCAGCAGACTTCATCTGATTTGCATTAAACAACGCATACTGAACACCATCTTTGATAGAGTCATATCCGAGCCATTTGAATACTTCGTCGGTAGTTGTGTCAAGATTAACGGCCGCTTCTTTTACATAATCAATCAGCTTATATGACGATTGCAATGCATCAAGCACATGCGGCTTGTATAATCCAAACTTATCTTCATGGAAAGGAGCAAAGTATTTATCATAGACTTTGTTTGCCTCGCTCTCGGAAAAACCGTTTTTAAGTTCAAACGTTTTTCCGGGATTGACATACAGCATCATTCTGTTTTTGCCATATGTATCTGTGTCATACATCGTATGAATTGGTGTATCTCGCCATTCTTTTTTGTACTCTGCCACATAGAAAGCATCGCCAAGCGTCTTGCCGTTTCTTCCGCTTCTGGATCCCTTATCAAACACAGTGAAATCTGCGTCTGTTCTGTGTGTAGCAAGCATTGTATACCCAGACTTCTTTGCCTGCTCGTCCAGTATCTCTCTGGCTTTGGCATTGTCGGCATCTTCAATGGCCTTCATATAATCAGAATCAGGCAGTGACATTCTCTCGTCTGCATACACGGTCTCGGTTGGCTTTGCCTTCTGCAAATCGTTCATGCCTTCAACAAGTTCTGCCATGAGGCTTCCAGGACCCTCCTCTGCGAGATCTTCGCTGATGTGGTCAATTGTCTCAAGTTCACGTGAAAGCATGTTCTCAATGTACTTCTGACTGTCAACTTGCCTGATCGTTCCATTTTTGGAATTGTCACCGAGCTTTTCGTACTGCACAGGCACCATTTCTGGAATAACAAATCTCACTTTCTTGTGAGGAGCATAGTGACCCTGGCTATCGTACAATGTGAAGTCGCCAAGCAGTTTGTAATAGTTCTCATGATTGGCAAAATCCGCATATGCAGGAGTCCATCCTTTGGATGCGAGATCGTCCTTGTACATTTGCGCTGCCAGTCTTGGAATATCATCAAACACATATGTCTTGCCTTTGTACTCGGAAGTCTGCACTCTCGCGGTCTCGCTTGAGGCATTGTAGCCAAACATTTTCTCGGCTTTTGCCAGGTATTCTCCAAATGTGACATGCTGTGTCTTGCCGTTTGCATCTTTGGCTTCGTTTCTGCCGTTGTAGTTATCGGCATATCTTGCACCCACATACCGCTTTGTAGGATCGTTTGTCTTATCGTGGAATCCAATGATCAATTGAATTCTCGGATCATCAAGCAGTTTTGCCATGTGCTTATCAGAATAAGCGATGCAGATGGCACCTACATTCTTGGAGTATTCGGGATCCGCACAGAGCATGAATGTCTCGTTAGGATCTATTCCCTCAACGGTATCGAAAATCAGATTGCCGTTCTCGTCAAGACCTGCGTTTTCTCTTGTGGCCTCAATATTGATGGTACCATCAGCATTCCTTATGAGCTGCACTTTAGGGATTAGCGAAGCATTGATTTTGGCTCCGGTAAGACCGAACAATTTCAATTCGCCAAGCACCTTCGTGTATGCGTGCATGTAGTACCCTTTGGCTGCGAGATCCGCATAGATCTGCATCATGTCAAGAATCAAATATGCCTGCAAATCACTGTTGGACTGGTTGCGAATACCACCTTCATTACGTACTTTGGACGTGGCATACTTCTTGCCAAGAATATCGCCAAGATAGATGACCGGAGACTGCTTCGTCTTGTATCCACCTGTGCCACCTTGTCTGTTGAACACGGAATACAATTTCGGATGAATGCCGGACAGATTGCCAGTGGTAAGAGAAGAATACAGCATGTCATTACCGATTCGTCTCCTGGAATTAGGTTCAAGAGCCAATGCCTTAAGCAATGCGAGATTGCCGGACACACTTCCTTTGAGAGCCTCCTGGAATCCGGCATATGTGGGAGCCTTGACAAGTTCCTTTTTGGTCTTCTTGGAAGAATCTCCATTGTTCTTGCGAATCTCATCGTTGGTGATTTCCATCAAAGCCTGCAAGTATGCATTTTCTTGCTCGGCTGTCATGACTACAGTCTTGGGATTGTAAGCATCTGTCGTGATATCTCTGCCGAATGACTCAAACTTGTAGTCTACTCCTGCAGCATGCATCTTCTTCTCTATCAAATCCAATGTGGAATTCCATCCGATTTTGGACTCACTTCCATCAAGGAAATTCTTGATGATCGTACCTTCGCGTTGCCGCGCCTGCTCAACATAACAGATGGCACACGGAATCTCGTATCCATGATTCTGAAGGATGCGGTACATGACTTCCTTTTCTTCCTTGCCCATGACATCTGTCTTAAGCTGTTTCATCAATTCCTTGCGAACAACCGTATCAATGGCCATGAACAAAGGCACACCTTTTTTGCACATGGATGACAACTCGGCTGTATATTTGTAGCCGGATTGTTCCTTGAAAATGGTATAGTTTCCGAACCTCGTCTTCTTCTGATTCCATTCGTTAAGGAATTTGGAATCAAGATGGATACCAATCTCATTCCATGCTTTTACTATCCTGTTATACACCTTCATGATGTCTTCAAGAGATTGTTTTGATTCCTTTGGATTATAACTCTCTTTCAGCATCTCTCTGTGCTTTTCCACGAAGGCAAGATTGTATCTGCCGGTCGCACCCAGGAGTTTTCTCCGTTCCTTCATGGATGCAGAATAAGCCTGGCTTCCGGCATTGTATTCAGACAATCTGCGGAATGCGTCAGCGTATGTCTTGATGAACTTGTTGCCGATAGCAGAAACACCCTCAAAAGACTTCATTTTATCCATCCACTTGCGGACAAAGGAAGGAAGTCTTGTCTTGACCGTAGGATCTGCGCCCATGATCTGCTCCAGGAATGTATCATTACCCATGATCTCTTCCGCATACCGGGCACTGATTTCGTCAAGTATGATCGCCTGTACTTGAGGAGATGTTGGATCCATGCCTTTCGCACGATAGAAATCCGCATATTTTTCAACGACACGTACCATCTTATCGTGCATCTCTTTTCTCATGCCTTGAATAGACAGGTCAACCATTGCTTTGGTATTGACTCCTGCGTTGAAAAGCCAGTGTGCCACTTCATGCGTAAGCGTCTGCCGAATCGTCTCTGTTCTGTTGGCCGATGGATTGATATAGATCGTATTGGCCATATCAAATTCACCATTTGCGGTCTTTCCTTTACCATCAAACTTAAGCATGTTCTCATCAAAGACAACAGTAAGCCCTGTTTTGGCCGAAAGATTAGCGCACAGCGCAATTTCTTCCGTACTTACATTGTTGGCAAGTCCTTGCCTTATCGTCATTCTGATGGCTCTCTTGGCCGTTTCTGACAGCCTCCCGTAGCCATCCACATGCTCCGTGGCAAATGCTTCGGCTTCTGCCCTTGCATTGTTCTCTGCTGCTACGGCCTTTCCTTCTCGATAGCCTTTGACGGCCTCGTTCATCTCGGATGCGGACATGGCCTTTGACAAACGGTCATTCTTACTGTCATAGAGACGGTATTCGTCTCCTTGCTTGACTGCACGGAAGCCGTCCTCAATCTCATATGTGCCATCGGCAACAGATTTGCCGAATTTGGCAGGAGCCGTCTTGGATTCTCCTTTTGCGGCAGTTCTGAGATTGTCAGATCTCTTCTGCATTTCGATAAGTTTGTCTGCATTTGTTTTGAGCGCCTCGTTAACAACAGATGCTGTGGCAGCATTCCAATCCTTAATGCCAAGCACCTCGCCAAGAGATGCTTTTGTTGCGTCATCTGCAGTCTCGATAAACTGGCTGAGTGTGTCATCCGTAACGGCACCTGGATTCTCTTGCATGAATCTGACATAGTCATTCGTCTGCATGACGAGTTTCCCTGTGAAGGATGCAACAGCAAGACCTGTCAAGGCTCTGTTGTTCTTCATAGCATTAGACAATTGTTTACGCAGATTTGCCGGGCTCTTCTCGTTCAGATCAATGCCTTCCCTCAATTGCTCTGCTGTGATAGTAACCTTGTTGCCATTCTCATCAACCAGGAATGCAGATGCGGATCTTGCTACATTCTCGGCATTGTTAAGGATATTCATCATCTCTCTGTAAATCGCAGGAGATGCGATTGCTATCATATTAGCATTGCGAAGATATCCTAATAGTGTCTTTTGCCTTACTGTTTTGACCTGTCCATCCGTCTTCTGCATGCTCTGTGTAAGTTCATTGTATGCAGATACGATACCCTTGTACGTATCTTCGTCAATGGATTCAGCCGCTGAAGGATCCGTGAGCCGTTTGGATATCTCAAGGATGGTATCCACCTTGCCTTCGCCTATGGCTCTATTGCCTTGTACAAAATGTGATGTAGTTTGCGCAGCCTGGTTGCCGGCGCCCATGAGAAGGCCGGAAAGGCCACCGACAAGACCCTGGTAAAGGATATCAGTAACATTCCATTCCGCGTTGGGATCTACTCCTGTAAGTCTGCCAATAGCAGGCTCGGTAACGGCAGAGATCAGTTCCTCAAATCCTTCTTCTGCAAAATCTTTAAGTAGTTGCTTGCCTATTTGCCCAATGCTAGTGTTTGCGATTGATTTAGAGGCATCCTTGGCGAAATGCGCAGCAATGTTCTTGGTAATGGCTCCAGTACCTGCATTGAGAACTTCTCCACCAAATGCTTCAGTACCTGCTTCGACCGCACCGGACAATGCACCATAGGCAATCTCGCTCCATCCAAGATTGCCTGTTTTCTTCACTGCTTCAGATACACCACCGCCTGCAGCGCTTGCTCCAAGAACAGCATAAGAAATACCTTGCAGTGCTTTCTGCGAAACGGCAAGACCTGCTGCGTTAGCAAGACTACCAATTCCAAATGTAATACCCATGGTAGGAAGGCTGTTGCCTATGCCGGCAGCAACATCGCCGGCAATCTTCCAACCTTGAGAAGGATTGAATCTTCTGTCTGCAGCCTCATAGTCAAACCAGTCGTTTTGGAATGTGTTTTTGGCAAATTCAGTAAGATTCTGATTCCCGGTCAACGCTCCTATAGCGTAAGAAGGAACACCTGTGGCAAAATCTACTGCGCCCTCAAAGAATCTTGTAAATCCACCGCCAAGTTTCTCGCCCAAATACGCAAGAGGATCTCCAGTATTCTGTCGATCTTCGTTTGTTTTTATATCTGCTAGTTTCATTTGGATGCTTTCCCCTTAATAATGTCTCTGACCTTTTGGTCATCCAATTCATACCAACCTTTGGCTGTTCTGACGTATACTCTACTTGTTTTGTTGTCGTATGCAATCGTCCCTACATCGGTGCCAACAAGGAAGTTAAGCATTTCGTTCATCTCGTTTCCAATCCCCTTTGGAGAAACAGAAGACTTCATTCCTTTAACCGTCACGTTACTGTTGCCGGACATCGTTCCGGCCCACGTTGCCTTTTCCTTCGCCACGGTATATTTGTTTTTCATCGTATTCAGCGCTTGTGCATAGTCAGCAGCAGTCAATTCTCCATTGGTTACCATCTCTTGCATAGAAGCGATGATATCTTTGTAATTGTACTGATCTGAAGCACCGGCTTTGTAGGACGCAAGTTTTCCGTTCAATGCCATGTAATTCTCTGCTGATAGTCTTCCGGCATTATAGTCTTCTTCGGCAGCATTCATAATGGAAGATATAGTCTCGTCAGAATCAGCATAGGCACCAATGTTTTTAATGACTTCGTCAAATCTTGCCACATAATTCTGCTGCGCCTGATCTAACCTGGCTTTGTAATCTTTCGCGGCATTACCTGCGTTAGAAGATATTGTGCCGTTCTTCACAAGTGCATCAATCTGCTCGATACTGTATGCAGAAGGATCCGAATTGAATTCCTCAATGAATGCCTTGTCGTTCTGTTGCTGCGCTGCTTGCTGTTGCATTGTGTACTGTCCCATGTTATTGGTATAATCCATTTGGGCATTGGCGAATTCTGTGTCTCTCGCGTCCTGTGCGCTACGCAAGCCTTCGCGGTATGACAAGCCTGCTTGCGATCTGTTCTGCGCATCTGCAGCTTGTGCTTGCGCGATCGTAGCTCTTTGAGTTGCGTAATTGACCTGGTCTGCGTAATCTGAATACCCACTGAGTGCAAGACCATTGCGGCCAAGCTGCTCGCCCTGGACTCCGTATGTGGATCTCCTAAGCGCCGCAGCATTATTGGCATCGGCAATGGCTTGCTGTCTTGTGGTGTCAGACAATTTCAACGCCTCTGCGTAAGAATCATTGAGTCCTGCCTCTGTTGCAGCATACTTTCTAAGTGCTTCCGCTTCTCTCTGCCTTCTCATATCTGACAGCCATCCCTCGAAAGAAAAGCTCGATGATGTTGCCGGAGATGCAGCCAATTCGTTCTGATGATTCAGCATAGATTCATATGTCATGTCTCCGTCATTAGCGGAAGAAGCCTTCTTGTTCTTGTCCGGCAATAAATCTTGATATTTAGGCATTTGGCGTACCTCCTGTTAGTTTGTCTTGTAAGAATTGCTCGTAAGCCTTGCGGTCGTTCAATTCGTTTTGCATTCCCTGCATCTGAATCGCTTGTTGGTCAACCTGCTGTTGCATCATGGCAAGCTGTTGCTGACGTTCGATTTCCATTTGGATCCTGTCCACATTCTCTTGCGCGTAAGGATAATGTGCCTTCTCCATGTTCTGCCAGTAGATGAGCTGCGTCTGCGGCAATTGAGGAGGCCCATAAGCACCAATTTGGAAATTCTGCCTGTTCTGCTCCCACAGGAATGTCCGGTCCGTGTCTACATCAGGATTGGATGTGCATGAGAAAAGGAAGTCATCGTCATAGTAATAATCACCGTTATCGTCTCTTCTCACGAAATCATAACGGCTGAATGTGCTATTCTGCAGTCTGCCCATGGCATCACGATATACAGCCGGTCTCGGCTCGTCTGCGAATGCCAGGTAGTATTGGAAGATGATCTTATCGATCTCACTGTATGCGAAATTCTTCATCTGTCTCTTGGACTGCAATCTACCACCGGACTGTTGGACCTGAACTTGCTTTGCCACACCGGATTTGGCTGTGCTATCATCAAATCCTCTGTATGAGTCTGTAATACCAAGAATTCTCTTGGCCTGTTCGTAGATTCTTTCAGCTTGCTGCACATCCTGCTGCACGTTGACCTGGAGATCTACTGATCTGAAGACAGCAGCATCTTCCGGTCTTGCCTTGAAGGTATCTGAATACACCTTATCCGAGATGGCTCCGGCATACTTCTCCGGCACCACAGGAATCACGGCAGACTTGATTATTTTTTCAAGGATCCTTGACTCCAGTTTGTTTATCTCCTGCTGTTGGTCACGAATATACTCACAATCCGATTGGCCGAGCAGAGATTCTTCTGCTGAAGTGTTCTTGCGAATCACAATCGGGAAAACGTTGACCTCATAATACGGTATTTTGGTTTTCTCCATCTTGTACTGTTGGCCTCTTGTTACCATCGGCAACATGACACCATCGAGATCCTGCATGACCGGGGATCCGGTCTCATCAAGAACCGGGACGTCGACATCCTCCATTTGGGGGATCCCGTCCTTCATGACGATGGACATTGCAGGGATCGTACTGCCATCGCTCAGTTGGATTTCATGGTCGAGGGTTTCTATTTCTTCGTCATCAACAAAGATATCCGGCTTCTTGCACTCGCACAGTGCTTCCGGCTTTCCGCATTTGCGGCAGATTTTCTTCTTTCGGCTGAAGTAGTTATCAATATCAGATACCACAAAATCGCCCGACCATATAAACTGGCATACTTTGTCTTTTTCGTTCTTGTAGAAGCAAACAACAAGTGTTGCTGTGCTGTCATCACCTGCGTCTGTCATTTCCATCTTCGCCTTGTCATCCATAGAGACATCGACACCATACTTGCGATAGATTTCTTCTATGGTCGTATCGAAAGTGATGAACATGTATTCCATATCCGCAGGCTTGAAGATATTCGGCTGTCCGCAGAATCTCTTCGGAGGCAGGCATGATAACTTAACATCTCCTACCGTATTGTGTGTGCATATGGAATTGTCCCATTCCACGAGGAATACGGATCCTCCGTAAATTGGGTTGTATCTCTCATCGATATCATTCAATTCTTCCATCGGCAGCCTGTCTCGCTGATTGTTCAGCATCGTCTCAACGGCTTTCGCGCATCTCGTATTAAGATCCGACACCATTCTCGGTTGTACTGCTGGCGTTGGAATGTACGTAGATATCTGTGATTCGATGAATTCGTATGTGATGTTTCGCACCACCGTTGCATCGGCGGGATAAGTATTTTGGCCCGGTATAGGATCTATCTTACGAGATCCACGGTACTGCTCCATCCACGTGTTCAACTTTTGTTGCAAAGTCTCACTATAGGCTTGTGCTTGACTGTACAGATCCTGGAAGAACTTGAGTCTGTCTTCCTTGTTACTTGCTTGTATGATCATGCAGGATAACCTCCCATTCTATTAATAATCTTCGCACGAATCTCGTCCGTGCCATTGTAGTAGTCTTCCAGGATATCATCTGGATAAACCACATATCTTGTTTTCTGTTCATCGTTAGGATGTACCCAGTAGATGCAGAAGTATCTCAAGCTGTCCGGCGCATGCGTGAATTCATGCGGTTCGTTCGCAACATCATTCGGTCGCTTGGGGTCTCTCTGAATGTCTGTGATGCATCTGATCAATTCCTTGCAATTCTTGAATATCTGTATCTGAGGAATTCCTTCTGCATTGGGCCTGAGCATCTCCTTGATAGCAAGCCATCCGGCTTCCCTGTCGTTGTTGCTCTTGCTCAATTGAAGGCCATTCTCAGAGAATATCAAAGCCTTGCTGCGCCCGGTCTCTTGTGACCTGTTCCACAGATCCGGCGGAGCCAGGACTGCATAGATGTCGTCGTCTCCTGTGTACTCCAATATTCGCTCGGCTGCCACCGAGATCGTGAGATTGCTCTCGCAAAATTCCTTGTACACGTACACGTGATTGTCGCTCGTAACGGCATACCAGTATGCTGCGAGGCGATCGAGGCCGTAATCGATTGAGATATATCTTCTCCAATGTTTGTCAAGTTGGCATGGCTCAATGACATGAATCCTACGATCGAAGTCATCGAACATCTGTCCCTCGGCCACATCCCACGATCCATATCTCCACCGTTTCTTCATCTCTTCTGGCAGAGAATCCAATTGCTTGACATATTCGGGATCCTTTTCCATTAGGATCTTGTTGTCGTCCACAAGAGATTGAATGAACATGTAATCGTTAGGATTCTCGTCATCCCGGTAGTCACGAGACACAAAGAGTCTCTTGACCCATGAGAAACCAGGACCGTCTGGGTTGCATGTCAAATACATTCTCTTAGGGAAGTTATTGGCACCACGGATACATGCCTTCAATGTATTGAATACAATCTCCAAGAATTGTGTCGCCTCCTCCAAAAAGATAATGTCATATTCTTGTCCCTGAAAGTTCATAGCATCGTTATCATTAGCGAAGTAGGAACACTTGATTCTGCTACCGTTAAAGAACACGAATTCCCGGTCTATCTCTCGCCACTTGGCAACATCTTCCGGGATTTCTTGCCGAAGAGGAGTGATGTGGTTCTCCTTCAAGTCAACGTATGTCTTACGGACGATAAGGATCTTGATTCCTGCCCACTTAATAGCAAGCCTTTTGGCCTTCTCCCGAACCGCCCAGGACTTTCCACCTCCGCGGGCGCCCCCAAAGGCCACATACCGTGCATGCGCCATCATGAACTCATGTTGCTTCGGCTGGCATTTTCCAAGAGCAATTTTGACTGTAGGCATCAATCTGCCTCCGCGTTTATGTCCTCAGGCAGCTCAACTTCAATCTTGACATTGTTGTCCACGGCAGTCTTCTCGACCAGGCCATGCTTGGCAGATAGAATGAACTTGGCCATCGTTACGTTGTATGCCTTGTTCAATCCGCAATCGATCAATTGCTGTGCAGCCAATTCCTCTGAAATCTTGCAGGCTTCATCGAACTCTGGGTGTTCTTCTCTCCACTTGTAAAGAGTCTTTGGCCACACACCAATCTCCAATGCGAATCGAATGAAGGAAGGCGGTCTGTCTGCCCAATAGTAGACCTTGCCTGTTGCGTCATGCCCGGAATGCATATATTCCCGTGAGAAGTATTCAATAACCTTGTTCGGCATGTCTTCCGTGTATTTGCAATGGTATTGATTCCCCGGTTCGAATTTGATGCCGCTTCGATTGCCCTTCTTGAATCTGCCCTTGCTGTCACGATCCTCTGTGACACCATCAGGCTTTCCTTTTGATAATTTTTCATGTCTAGGCATCTTGATTCACCTCCTGGGCATATGATATAATGAAATTAGAGTCAAATGGTATTCATTTTCGCGTGTTTGGGGCTCTTTTTTACTTTTCCTCCGACCTTCCGAAAAACAAAAAAAAGGCACAAACGGATTTGTACCCAATTTGTACCCAATATAACGAAAAGAGGCATCTTTTGTCTCACTTGAAACAAAAAATGCCATATCACGGAGAAGGAGAGATTCTTTTATAACTGCATAATTGTGTTGTTTTTGTATTGAATTATACACTTTTAAACACATTTCTATCACTTATTCACACAATTGTGTGATTTTGTGTACCCAAATTGTACCCAATTTTAAAGCGGAGAAATGGTTTGTCTTCCGCTCCATATGCCTATGTCAGAACCTTCAAAACAGCCTCATCGTCAGACGGAAGCATGTGTGCATACGTGTTCAATGTTACCGTGACATTGTCATGGCCTAACCTTCGTGATACTGCAGTAATCGGAATGCCTTTCGATATAAGATATGATGCATGGCTGTGCCTTAGATCGTGAATGCGGATCTGAGGCAGCCCGGACTCCTTGATAGCATCTCTCCATCTGTTCTCGATTGGTCTTTCTGAGATAGGATTCTCGCCATCCAGGGAAAAGATGTACGTTCCTCTGTGATCTAACTTGTTAATTCTATCCGCTACCCACATAGGCACTTTGATTTTGCGATAGGATCCTTTTGTTTTTGGTGCCGTTATAGCATATGGCGCATCCAATACTTTGTTTGTCGCTGTCTTGTTTATATTGATTTCATTACCATTGATATCTGCCCATGTTAACGCGCGAGCCTCGCCTTTGCGCATACCAGTATAATATAGTAATATAAACAAAGTCTGATATGGTTCGTCCTTTATATACTTGATGAATTCGTTGAATTGATCCCTCGTCCATACAGTCATCTCTTCTTTTCGATCTTTGTTACGAATAGGAGTAACCTTAGGCATAACATATGGGATGTCATATATCCGATTCGCAAACTTAAGAATTGATGCAAGCAATTCACGCAATCCTATCCGATAGGATACGCTTCCGTCTAAATCATTTTGCCATTGTTGTATAATCAATGCGTTGATAGACGACACCTTCATATCCTTGAATATAGGGAGAATATTCTTATACACTTTATTTCTTATTGTGTAAACAGATGATTCCTTGCAATGATTGTTCAGGTCCTTCACGTACTCATCGAACAGCTGCTCGAATGTCATGTCCTGGATCTTTTGCTCTTCGCGCGTGACAATCGGTTCGTCTTTGGCCAGGTAATCATAATAAGCCTTTTGTGCTTCCCTCTTTGACACAAATCCCGAAAGCCGTAAATTTTTTCCGTCTTGACGAAACCGGACAGACCATGTCCCGGAATCTCTTTTTTCGAAAGATGGCATATTTTTTAAAAATCCTCTTGACAAATATCCGTAGTAATATTACAATGAAGATGCTACGAGCTATTTCTTCATGTTGCGTAGTCTGTAATTTCTCTGGAACAATGTCTCCGTTATCTAGCAGCTGTTGTTCCTCCGGGAGCAGGATTCGTCCCCTGCTCCCCTTCTTTTTGTCTTTCTTGTGTCAAGTCACAGGCAAGTCCAAGGCAAGTTAAAACTTTCTTATAGTTCCAACAACCCTACCAAGAATCTTGATATCCGCGAGCACGGCTCCCTGGTATATCATGTCTTGGTATTTTTTATTTTCGGGATGCAGCACCATCCGCCCATTCTCGAAGAAGCATCTCTTGATAGTTGCCTCGTCTCCAATTCGAATGGCTGCAATCGTCCCATTGTCCACAGCCGGCAACAGATTAATGTACACGATATCTCCATCGAATATCCCGGCATCCACCATAGAATCTCCCTTCGCCCTCAGCGCCATATCCGCATGGATCCCTGGCAGTGGTGGCAGCATCTCTTCTACGTTCTCTTCCGCAAGGATCGGAGTTCCGCATGCGATTGTGCCAATAAGAGGGATTGTGTTTTTTACGTGGTCGGCGATGGGGAGCGCGTTTTTGGGAGTGTCGTCTGCGGTGGCCTTTTCCCATCCAAGCAGATATCCAGGAGTGACACCAAAAAATTTTGCAAGTTTTGTGATCTTGTCTCGCCTCATATTGGCAATGTCACCTGTTTCCCACTTTCTAACCGTTGATTTTCCTACTCCAACAGCAAGACCTACTTGTTCGAGAGACAGATTTTTTTGTTTTCTTAATAACTTTAATCTTGCAGCTATATCAGTATATTCTTTTTCCATTATCTGTTCCTCCTTTTGTTGTCAAATAATACCATAGAAGTTTCCTTTTTGCAACCCCAAAAATCAAAAAAGAAAAATTTTTTTCAAATTCTGCAAAAATCCTATTGACAATCGTGTCCTTTTGTGCTACCATGTTGGTGTCATTAAAGACACCAAAGTGTGAAAGGAGGTAAGGACAATGGACAAGAATTTGCTGTTTTACGAAATGAAAAAGAAAAAAATCACAGTTGATGATTTGACCAGAAACATTGGTATTTCTAAAACTTCCTTCTATAGGAAGTGCGCCGGAAAAACCGATTTTACCATCAGAGAAGTCAAGGGTATCGTAAAGGCTCTTGGCTTGACTTCACCAATTGATATTTTTTTTGCTGATTGAGTGTCTTTTAGGACACAAGGAGGAACAACATGACGAGCGCAGAATTTGCAAGAACAGTTACAAAGATTGACGAACAAATCACAACAGGCAAACTGAATAGCCTAGCCAAGATCCGCGAAGCAGTATTCGCAGAATTCTCAAACGACATGTCCGCGTATGAGAATAACATCCTTATGGATTCGGCCCTGTCTGCCTACATCATCCACTGCTCTGTATACGGAATCATCCCTACAGTCGGTTACAACCGGTATGCCACATGCGACCGGGAGACCGGAACGATCATCGACTACTTCGACACATTGGCGGCAGCGCAGAGAGCCATCGATAAGTATGAAGCCCAGGACAAGGAAGAAGGCACATTCACGCCGAATTTCTACGATATCAAGGAAATGGAGGAAGAGACCGATGAAGAAACTGATCACTAAGATCCTGAACACCATCATTCTGATCTGCACAGGCAGGTCTGATGAGGCAGTAGACGAAGGCATCTGTGACTACTCCGGCCAGGGAAGAGACAGGTACGGAAGATGAAGAAGTTTTGTGCGCTGCGAGGTCAAATCATTCGCAATCACATGACCATCGCATCACTTGCCGATAAGCTGCACATCAGCACTTCGGCCATGACCAACAAGATGAACGGCAGGTCGCCATTCACCATAAACGAAGCAATCGCCATATGCGATATGCTGAATATTCCAATAATCAAAATCAAAGTATTTTTCCAGGAGGAAATATGACACTTTATGAAATCGACCAGGCCATCGAAGAGGCCCTCAACAAAGCAGTAGTAGATGAAGAGACCGGAGAGGTCATCGTGACACAGGATCTTGAGGCACTGGAATCCCTTCAGATGGCGCGTGACCAGAAGATTGAGAACGTAGCCCTGTTCGTAAAAAACGCAAACGCAGATGCTGTCGCAATTGCCGAAGAAATAAAATGGCTCCAGGCTCGGAAAAAGACCCTGGATAACAAGATCGAAGGCGCGAAGAATTGGTTACAGTCCGCGCTGAATGGAGAAAAGTTCAGCACGCCAAGAACATCAATCTCATACAGGACAACAAAAGACACCACGATCATCGATGATCCTAACCTTATCCCGGACAAATTCTTCCCTATCAAGAAGAATGAACGCACGGTATCCAAGACCGCCCTAAAGGAAGCAATCAAAGCAGGCGAGACAGTTCCTGGCGCACACCTTGAAGACACAACATCAATGATTCTTAAGTAAGGAGATAACACAATGGACAACATGAAGATCTACAACGCAGTACGCAAGGTACCTGCAGAAGCACAGAAGTCATTCAATAACGGTTCCTTCAGTGGAACGGACATCAACCCAATGTGGCGGATTAAGACACTCACAGAGCAGTTTGGCCCTGCAGGTATTGGATGGTACTACGAGGTCCTGAGCGAACGCTGCGAGGAACACCACGACATCACCATGGCCATCGTTGACTTGAATCTCTATGTCAAGGTTGATGGTGAATGGAGCAAGCCCATCTACGGCACCGGTGGAAACAAACTTGTGCAGCCAACCAAGAACGGCCCGAAGGCTTCTGACGAAGGCTACAAGATGGCATTGACCGACGCACTGTCTGTCGCTTGCAAGGCACTGGGCATTGGCGCGGATGTCTACTACGATAAAGACAAGACAAAATACACTGCCGAAACCGAGCAGAATTCTACGCAGAACGAACGGAAAACTTCAAAGCAGTCAACTACACCAAAAACTGAAGAAAATGCGCCACAGGCAAAATCTGAGCCGAATCCGCCCACAGAACAGGCACAGAGCAAGGGAGACATCATGGACAATGACTTCTACCTTGCGCAGATTCACAAGCTCATCGATGGTTACTTCCCATTGGATGATGTCGAAGAAATGGCTGAAAACAACTACGGGCTCCCAATGCTTCAGCTTGAAGCCGGTGACCGCAAGGATCTCTATGTAAGAACAAGACTGGCCGTTAAGGTCAAGAAGGAGCAATCACATGAATAAGATCATCATAACCGGGAGACTTACACACGATCCCGAAGTCAAGCAGACCACTAATGGTGTGGCGGTCGTGAACATCACGGTAGCGGTCGACAGGCCGTATTCCAAGAACCAGGAGAAAGTCACAGACTTTATCACTGTCGTGGCTTGGCATCAGACCGCCGAATTCATTGGCAAGTATTTCACGAAGGGCAAACCGATCGCAGTGGTCGGTTCCCTCCAGTCAAGAAAGTGGCAGGACCGGAACGGCAATAATAACACCGCTTGGGAAGTCCAGGCCGAATCTGTTGAATTCGTCATCGGATCCGAGAACACCACTACCGAAAAGAAGGCAGAAGAGCCTGGGCTGTCAGTGGATGACGACGACATACCATTCTAGGAGGCAAACATGAACATAACAAGCAGACAATCAATTCTTCTTGCATATCTCCAGGATAACCCCGGATTCAATAAGCAAGCAGATATACTCAATGCTCTTGAATTGGAATACGGCACATGCTTCGGCCCAACATTCCACGATTCAACACCACGTCTCCTCCTCACAGCAGACATTCGTGCCCTTCGTGAGTCAGGCGCTGCAGCAATCATCTCTAACAGACGCGGCATTCGCCTCGCAACCAAAGATGAAAACAGAATCTACCATCACGCAAGGCTTCTGACTCTCAAGAGACAGTTAGCACGCGAATACAGAACAATCAAAGAATTGGGCCTTGTTGATCAGTTAGACACGGATGGCAAGGTCAGAGCAATTGTGGAGGAGAACGATGGGCGAAATTAAGTGGATTAAGATTTCCACAGACATCTTCGACAACCGGAAGATCAAGCAGATTGAACATATGCCCGAAGGCGATGCCCTAATCGTCATATGGTTCAAGCTGCTGATCCTGGCCGGAGACACAAACGATGGAGGTCAAGTATATCTCACGCAGGAGATTCCTTACACAGAGCCTCTTCTTGCCAATCAATTCAACAAGCCTTTGCCTTTGATTCAGCTCGCGCTAAGAACGTTTGAGCAATTCAGCATGATTGAAATCATTGACGATATCATTCACATCTCGAATTGGGAGAAGTATCAGAACATTGATGGGATGGAAAAAATCAGGGAGCAGAACCGTCTGAGAAAACAGGCACAAAGAGAACGTGAACGGATAGCAATGAGCGATGTCACGTTACTGTCACGTGACACGTCACGTGATGTCACGGAACAGAATAAGAATAAGAATAAGAATAAGAATGAGAATATATATCGTACTACTAACGTAGTACTCCCTCATCCGTCACCGGCTGAGGATGAATTCGAGGTCGTTGAAGAGGAAGATGATCTTCCATTTGAAGAGGAAAAGGCAGAAGCAAAGTCACCATTGTCTAAGACTCAACAGAAGAGGTTCGATTCATTCTGGAATGCCTATCCTAAGAAGGTCGCCAAGCAAGATGCTTTGAAGGCATGGAAGAAGATCTCACCGGATGATGAGTTAACAAATCAGATCCTTGTTGGTCTTGAGAACAGTAAGCAGCATGACTCAAGGTTCAAGGATCCGCAGTATATCCCTTATCCGGCCTCATGGTTAAATTCCGGTTGTTGGGAGGACGAATTCAGTGACGAAGTAGTCTTCTCAGACGAGAAGCCTAAGAAGGCTCAACAGACAAAGCCCACGCAGAAGAACTACCAATTCGGGAACGGCAACAGCAGCTTCGATGCCGAACAGATGTTCGAAGATGCGGTCAACAGAACAAGGAGGAAAATGAAGCATGATCGAGATAACAACACTTGATGATCTGATGGAGACACACTTGGACACGGATCCTGACCGGCTCAGGTACTTCTTTGAGGACGGGCCTGATGATGTCATAACAGACAGACTCTACATGAGAGAATTCTTGGCTCGGCATGGAGATGACGAACTTGTGGATTTTCGCATCTACCGTGATGAGGGGCTTGTCCTGGAAGTAACACTGAAGGGAGACGGTAAAGAATGAAGAAAGTATACGAAGAAGACGATTACAAGTCTCAGGGATCAAGCGAGACCACAGAACAGATTGCTCTTGCAAGTTATCTTGAATGGCAGGGATTGTTGTTCATTCACGTCCCTAATGAATCCAAAAGATCCAGGTGGTACGGAACTATGCTCAAGCGCATGGGGATGAAGGCCGGGTTCCCGGACATATTCATCTTCGAGCCCAAAGGAAAGTATCACGGTATGGCCATCGAGATGAAGTACGGCAAAAACAAACAGACGATGTCACAGAAAGACTGGGAGTTGGCACTGACAGCTAAGGGATATGCATATTTTGTCTGCTATTCCTTTGACGATGCAGTAGCAGCTTTAAAGAAATACATGAGAGGTACATTATGACAGAGAGAACAAAATCAATTATTCACGGATCCTGTGTAGCGCTTGCAATACTCATCTTAATCATCGTATTGGCGGTGACAAGGATAGTAGGCCAGGCAGAATTAGACAAGGTCCGGGACGCCATCATTGAAGATGTGTTCGAAGGACGCACAGGAGACTATGTGATTCACATTAACAAATGTGAGGCACTGTCTACGGATCATCCGCATGCAACCTACTATATTGCGCAAATATACACGGAAGAGGATGGTATGCAGACAGTAATAGCACGTGAAGAAGATGGCTTCATAGAGGTCTACGATGGATTATCTTGACAGAATACAGCAAGACGAAGAGATGGCTCATGAATACCGTGAGCCATCCAGGAACGAAGGAAATCATCGTACACGAAGAGCGATTGAATCAATGCCAATAATGCTATCGTAATTGTTTTACGGCTGTTGCATGGAGAAGAGAGGCAAGGGCAATGGACAGCATGGTTAGGCTAGGAGGCGCCAAGGCAGAGAAGAGAGTTGCGATGGCAAGGTGAGGCTTGGCTGCGAGATGCATGGGCGAAGCAAGGAATGTAGATGCAGGGCATCGCGAAGGCAGAGAAAAGAAGCGCGCGGCTGCGTTCGGCAGAGGCAGAGCAGAGAAGCGTACGGCGCGGCAGAGGCATTGCATATATCAGCCGGGTAGAGCAGCGGCAAAGCTGAGAAGCGTATGGCGAAGCAAAGGTTCTGTACGGAACAGAATGGCGAAGATCAGCAACGGAGAAGTAAAGCGAGGTGGAGCCAAGGCACGGTGTGGCAGGGCAAAGCCAGGGCAAAGCAAAGAACTCAGACGCAAAGCAATTTTAACAAAAACAAAAAACAAGGAGAAAAAAACAACATGAAAGATAACGAAAGATTTTATGTGGGCGGAAAGATTTATTACATCGATCCAGAAGACAACGGAGCAACATATCATTTCTACGATATTGAAGGCGAGGAAATGACAGATGTCAAGGTAGGAGACCAACCGTATGAGTTTACGGTAGAAGGCAAGCCAAGCAAGGACAAGTATTATGTGTTTTGTGATGAGCCGATGGGCTGCTGGAAATGGGTCAAATATGGCGAATTGCTTGGCACGAAGACAGAATTTGGAACAGGCAGAGAAAACACAAGGCTTATCGTGAATCATGATTTAGGGAGCATGACTCTGAAGACGGGTATCACACTTATGAATCGTGCAAAAGTTAACGGCTGTGCAGATTGGTTTATCCCATCGAAAGAAGAAGCAAATGAGTTGGCTTGCTCTGGACTTGCTAAAGACATCTTCAACAACGAGTGGATATGGAGCTCCTCTGGGTGCTCCGCCCAGACCGCTTGGTACTGGTACTGCAGTAGCCAGGTGTGGTACAACGGCTACAAGGGCAGCAGCCACGCGTTGGTCGGGGTTCGGGCTTTCTAGGATCCTAAAATTCTGTCAGCCCTTGTGGCTGACAACGAAAATCAAAGTCAAGGAGAAACAACAACATGAAAGAAATCAAAGTCAAACTGACATTTATCGAGCCGATTCTGGGGACGGCATCGGGCAATCCTGAATTGCACAAGGAATTCATTGCATCCAAGGCACCGGATGCGAAGAAGATGGAAGAAGAGGTCGCAGCACTTGGTGTTGACGAGGTCGAACGGAAAGAGATGACTGTCTTCGCCAGAGATGACGAAGGCAGACCCTGCATCTACGATTATCACATCAGAGGATTCTTCAAGAGCGCATGCGGATTCCTTAAGAATGTATCTGACAAAGAATCGGCCAAAATTAAGGCCTACAAGAAGTTTATTGATGGGTTGGTATTTGTGAAGGAGCGCATGATTCCAATCGCCACAGACAAAGAAATAACGAGCCTGCAGAGGCCGTTGCGCTGCCAGACAATGCAGGGCGAAAGAGTGGCCCTTGCAAACAGTGAGATGATTGCTGCCGGAGCAACGTGTGAGTTCACGATTCAGCTGCTTAAGGATGATCTTGAGAAGGCCGTCCGGGAATGGTTGGACTATGGCAAGTTCAATGGAATCGGGCAGTGGAGGAACGGATCTTACGGAAGGTTCTCATGGGAGGAAATACAATGATAGTATACAAATGTGACATATGTGGGAAAGAGCATAAGTACAAAACTGATTTGCACTATATCTCACTTGTTAGGGCAGATCCTGATGAAAAGCGTGATAACAAGTTCTTTGACGCATGTGAAGATTGCAGGAAAAAGGTTGAGCAGTTTATTGAGGATATGAAAAAGGAGCAGACGAACTATGAAGAAAACAAGCAATAAAAAAGCAATTATTGATGTATGTATGGTGGGCATTTTGATCGCATTAGGCGTTGTGTTAAGTGCGTTCTTACAGATCCCTTTGTTTGGGGATATTCGAGCAGATTTGTCATATGTTGTGATCATTTATGCGTGTTATGCATATGGATCTCTTAAAGGCGGCTTTGTAGCAATGACCATAGCAATGATGGAAAGCACTTTATTCACATCATATGGATTTAGCATAAGTTGGGCAGTTGCTAACCTTGTGCTTGGCCTGTTAATAGGGTTGAGCTTTGAGCTTACCAAGAATCTGAAAGCAAAGAGATACGTTTATTATGTTATCAATATCAGCGTTATAGTGTGTGCAGTTGCAATTGGAATGCTTGGGTTCAAGACTATGATAGAGTGCTTGCTATATAGCATTCCGTTTGAAGTAAAAATCGTAAAAAATCTTGTTGCTTTTGCGCTTGACTGTACTGTTTCTCTTATTGGATTTTGCATAGTCCTTCCTAAGATTATCAAGGACAAGAAGAATCAAGATGTGGTTGAAAAGGAGACTGAACAATGAAATTCACGGAAGAAGAGTTGAAGAAGATTGCCGAGAAGGCGAATAACGTATTAGGCGATAACGAGGCATATGTTACTGCCAGGATTGGAAAGGATGGCACGTTCGAATGCAATGCTGCAGGCACAACCGAAACAATTTTACGGACACTAATCGATACGGCCGCACAACTTTTCATCAATGCCGAAAACATTGGAAATCATGCAGAGATAATTGAAATGATCAATGACATTCCTCGCATGATCAAACGGCAAATGATAAAGATGCAAATCGAGCAAGTCATTCACGGTTTGGCTGCTTCGCTAGATGAGCCGGAGGAGGATGAATGAAACGAGTTCGGGTTGTTCTACAGCAAAAGAATGGATCCCAAACGATCATCAATATCCCCGCAGATTACTTTGTGATCTGCGAGGATGGATTCGTCTACGTGTATTCAGGGGAGGAATGCGTTGCGATGGCCCAAAAAGAAGTGGTTGAAGCCATTTATACTACACAGGAAGGGCAGAAATGAACAATGGAATTGAAAAGGATAACTCTTCTTGAAGCAAAGCAATTTGTATTTAAGTATCACAGACACCATCCACCCCCAATTGGTCATAAATTTAGCCTTGGATGCTTTGAAGATGATAAACTGGTTGGTGTAGCTGTTGTAAGCAGACCTGTGGCAAGAATGTTAGACGATGGACATACTCTTGAAGTAACAAGGCTTGCCACAGACGGAACAAGAAATGCATGTTCGTTTCTGTATTCTGCTTGTGCAAGAGAAGCAAAGAAAATGGGATACAGTAAAATTATCACTTATATCCTAGAATCAGAGAATGGCGCAAGTTTAAGAGCAAGTGGATGGACACTTGAAAAAGAACATTGTGGTGGTCTTGAATGGAAAGGAAAACGATACGAAAAGAAAGTTGAACAGATGTCAATTTTCAACGATAAAAAGATTGTGCCGAAAGAGTACAAAAAAAGGTATTGCAAAATACTGAAAAAGGTAGATAAATTTGAAAAATACGGAGGGTAAGAATGAAGATAAGAAAAGCGCATTGTATGTTCGAGCAATCCGGGACATTCAAGAACGAGTTTAAAAAGTTGGGAATAGATGCGGAAGATTACGACATCCAAAACGAGTTTGGCGAAACGGATCACATCGTGGATTTGTTCGCAGAAATTCGGGGGGGGGGGTACTGTGGTAAAGAATCATTGTTCGACAACATTGATAAAGATGACATTGTGATGGCATTTTTCCCGTGTGTGCGGTTTGAGAATCAAATTCTTTTGATATTCAAAGGAGTATCAAGTCAGCAAAAGAAACACACGATGGAGCAGAAACTTGAAAAAGACTTGTCCTTGCATTCTGAATTGTGTGAATTATACGAACTTGTGACGAAACTTGCAATCATCGCATTGCGCAAAGGTTTCAGATTGATCATCGAGAATCCTTACTCGGAGCAGCACTACCTGCATAGATACTGGGCTCTTGAACCAACCATGATTGATGTGGACAGAAGAAGAAACGGAGACTATTACAAGAAGCCTACGCAATTCTTCTTTCTCAATTGCCAACCGGAACAGAACGTACTCTTTGACGAGTGTATGCCAAATAACAAGACATACAGAATCGATAAGATGAACAGCAATGTAATCCAAGGGAAATGCATCAAGACCGCAAGAAGCATGATCCATACGGATTATGCGAGAAGATTTATACGTAGTTTTTTGTGTGACAATAAGGAGGAAACAAAAGATGAAACGCAAAATACCAAAGACGACACTTTATGAATCAATTCGGAATTATGCCGAATACGAAGAAGGCGAGTACAAGATAGTCACCTACCAGGATTTCTTCTTTGGAGAATGGGTCGGAAACGAAGAGCTCTATCACAAGGGCAAGCTGATCAGTCATGCAACGCTTACCGGAGATCCAATCAAAGCAGAGGATCTTCCGGGCAGACTGGACAATGCGATTAAGCTTCACGAACATTTGAAGAACGAAAATCGCAAGCAGCCGATCAAGAAGGGCACGCTAAATGAGCTGATCAGGGACGTTTTTCAGAACGAGGCGAAGAAGGATGAAAACCATTGAGAAGAAGATATGGCCGGAATTCTTCAACCAGGTCCTGTTCAACAACAAGAGATTTGAGATCCGCAAAGACGAGGATGACATTCAGACCGGAGATTTTTTGATACTTAAGGAATGGAATCCAAAAGCACAGGAATACACCGGAAGGCAGATGGGATGCACGGTCCTGTATGTGTTCCGGGCAGACGATAACGAACAGGATTTCGGGCTGAAGCCTGGATACTGTGTGATAGGTTTTTCAAGATGGAATTGAAAGGAGAAAAATGGATAGCAAAAAGCAAGATTACTTGTGTTCTAAATGCATAAACGAGGGGTCGAACGTATGTGTCAATTGCAGCACGATTGTATCTCCGTCTGGCAAGATATCCAAGCCTACACAATACCGTTGCCGTTATGGCAGGAGAAAATATGATCTGGTGCCAATTCCTTCGCATGTATATGATATAGCCAATTCTGTCATTGCCGGTTATGAGGCACGAAAAAAGACGATCAATTACAACAAGTGTTCACAGAAGGTCAAGGAACGGTATATCTCTCTTAACGAGATTGTGGACGAAGTTTTTGATTCACTGGAGCCAGGTCTTCGTGAAGAATTGCTTAAGGATATGGTGGCCAGGCAAGGATACAAGTATTCAGATGCTGCCACATTCATCTCCGCTAATGCTTACTACAGAAGAAAGCGAAAGGTCATTTACGAGTTAGCTCAGAAACTATCTCTCATATAACAAATACGGCCAGCCGATTATTACCGACTGGCCTTTTTTAATTACATTTTCTCAAGTTTTGAAATGAATCTTTGATACTCTTGTCTCGTAGATTCATCCTTTTCGTTTTGCATCATTTCCTTGAGTTTTTCGATGACTTCATCAGCTGCCTCGTAGTAGCCTCGTCTGGAGGAATACCTGCCCATAGAATCACGCTTTCTGCCTATGTTCGACATGCCGCCATCATAGGAGTCATTAGATCCATCATAGGAATCATACGGATCATAATATGCCCTTCCACGAGACATGCCGCCATCGTAGGACATCTCTTCACCATCAATCAGTTTGCAGAGGTTCTTTCCGGCATGCGCAAGTGTATCTATGTATGGAAGGCTTTCCCTGGAAAGGGATTCCCTTTTGCCATATTCCTTCAACTCACGGATGATCAATGACTTAAGGTTCTCTAATTCATGCATATCCGTTCTCCTTTCTACGCGATTCTTTGCGCGGTAAGACTTGCATAACGTCTGACGAAGATAGACGGTGTAGGCGTAACTGCCGCATCATCTTCTGTCGCATCAACATATGCCGCAGATATTGACAGGCAGCATCCGCAAGGCACCGTCACTGTTGTTGACGTGTTGATATGCCATACATCCTCAGCCGCAGTCGGAGTAACAATAGCCACACTGTCAGGCACCACAACGCCGTTGATAGTGATGCCGATAGCGATAGGTGTTACTGCACCGCCTGTTGGTATTGACACGTTTGCTTGCAAGTCAACATCGTATCTTGCCTGCTGATTAACGCCACTACGCAAATTAACAACTCCTGTTGTAATTGGGATAACACATCCCTTATTACAAGGAATAGATACAATGTCAAACGGAATTGTGCCATTTAAAGCCACATTCTGGTCTGTTGATGTAATATACTTTGCCATAGTGTTTCTCCTAATCAGTTAGCAAACCCATTGTTGCATCCGCATCCACCGTTGTTGCAGGTAAATATTGGAGTCCTGCCGTATACAGGAGTTGTGCCAACAGGGCATTGGTCAAGTCTATTGTAAATAGAATTCACAATAGCCTCGTTCTGTGCGATCTGAGAAGCCTGTCCTCTTGCATACAAGACTTCCTGGCGAAGCTGACTGATTTCGTCATTCTTTGCATCGAGCTTGTCCTGAGACATTTTGTTGAGAATTGCCTGAGTCTGAGCCTGTGTAGCAGCGATTATATCGCGGATCCCGTCAGAAACAGCCGCACGGTCTGCGCAGTTTTCTGTAGCCACCGTGTACTTCAGATCGGCAATACCAAGTCTGTTCTCGCAGCAACAGTTGGCAAACTGAGACTGCAGATTGAACATTTGCTGCATGTCTGCCACAGCGCGGGCATTAGCTGCCGTCTCGGCATTGGCAAAGGACTGCTGAATATCTCCAAACCCTGTTACAAGACTGGAGTTGATGGAATTGATGCCATTCATTACTGCAGCTTGGTCAAAGCCTCGCTGTACACCACCTCCACCATAGTTTCCATTGTTGCCCCAACCGTTGTTCCCACAAAGCAGGAAGAACAGAATCAGGACCCACCAGCCAGAGTCTCCTCCGAAACCGCCAAAGCCGGAATTGTTAAAGCCGTTTGTAGGTTGCACGAGCATCGTGGTGCCCATGCCTTCACTTCCTTCAAGAGCCATAATTTTTACATCCTTTCATAGTATTTTTATATTTATTGCGCGCACAAAAAATATCAATGAATGAGATTAGAGAATTGTTGTGCCATCTGCACGGCACGATTGTAGTCGGCTTGAGAAACCTGACCATTGTTCAACATCTGTTGAATCTGCTGCCGTGGATCACCACGAAAATTGTTTCTGAATTGAATGAATTGCTGAATAATGTTGTTGTTCCCGGGCATACCGCCACCAAGAAGATTAAATAACGGATTAGCCATTCTTCTCCTCCTTCAACGATGCTATGATTTTGTCAAGTTCTTCTCTTGTTACATACTTGCTTGTATCAATTTGCTCAACGGCGCCTGCTGTCACTTCTTTGTACTCGAATGTCCTAAGAGGCATGGGCATCCCACTGTTGTCTGCCGTCTTCAAATAAAACTTTTGCGATTCACTGTCCATCAGAAGAACTGTCGTCCCGGGAGAAACAAGAAAACTCTTGGCCCCGGCTTCTCCCTGTACCCATATTAGACCATTGTTGTTGGCACTGGATTGCGGTGCCGGAGTAACGGGCGGCACAGGTTGAAAATAATTTGGTACGTAGTTTGGTTGTGATACATAAGGATAAGGCATGTTTTATTCCTCACTTTCTGTTTTTTGCCAATAATATATTGGATACTCTTTTGTGGAATCCCAACTGTCATATATAACACCATTGACGACTGCCACTACATGAGTACCTGTCCCAAGCACAAACGTGCCTGTTGGATTCTCTTGTGCAAATCTCTCCACGGTATAGCAATCCGGGCATGTGTTTGGAATGGTTCGTCTTACATATCCATGGTTTCGCAGAATTGCATCGATAACTGCATTGGAGTTTGGCATGTCATACATGTTAAAGCCCTTCACACAAATCATCAGAAATGCAGTTTCCCAGTCTACATTAAAAACCTTTGACAGTGCCCTAACAGCACAATCTCCTACTCTTGAACCAGGCGGAGAAGGATTATATAATTCAAACATATCATCACTTCCTTCTCCTTAATTGTACAAAAAGAAAAGGCATGACTCAATCAAGCCATGCCATGCATATCATATGGAGTTTATATATGTTCAAACAAGTCTACACGTGCTCTTGCTATCCTTTTCTGTACCTGTACTGTAGATAAGTCAACAATCTCGGATATTTCTCCAATTGACTTTTCGTCAAGAAGAAACAACTCGAGCATTTGACGATCGATCTCATTATGCACCCATTGCAGTATCAAGTATTTCCATTCTTCCCTGCTTTTCGTCCTTGTTATCAGTCTGTAATTTCTCATATAGGATCTCCTTGTCTTCGCAATAGTAAATCAAATTTTGCAGCAAGTCAGATTGATCATCTGCATAATTAGCACATGTAATCGTGACATGATCGTAGCCAAACTTGTAACCCATGAACCCTTGAACAGTGATCATAAGCGCCTTAATAATCGATTCCGCGAACGTAGCCCATGTTGGCTCAATAATCATGTCAACCATAAGGAATGCCATTAAAGCGGAAACAAGAGTGATCCTGGTGATACTTGTCACATACATGATGCTCTTTTTCTTTCCAGGATTCATCCCAAGGAAGCCACGTTTGCTTCCTCTTTCCTCGCCTGTACGCAAAAGCATTTCCGGTGTCAAGCCTATCTGCTCAACAGAGTTGGCTTTAACTATCGATTTGACTTGCAGCCTTGTTAGAGAAGGATACTTTTCAATCAATTCCTTCTTGTCCATGCCTTCATAATTCGCAACAAATTGCTCATATGTAATACCATAATTAGACAAGATAGAAGTCCTTGTCGCTATCTGTTCTTCCCTACATATCTTTTGGCAAAATTCAGCTGCGTATCCTTGGTATTTATTCTCGATGATAGTTTTACGCAATTCATAGTAACGTTCCGTAGATTCTACATAATTTTTGACATTCTTTCCTGCTCGAAGACCGGAGTCCGAACTGGCAATATATGTCATGGAAGCACACACGCAATATACCAACCATGTCATAATGATATCGCCGGCATATGCGCCAAAGTCTGCCGGTGGTACAGAATGCATCTTTGTCGTCATAGCCACAATGAACACAATCACTATGACCATTGATAACAAAAGACCTCCGTAACTGATCAGAGACTTCATTGTTTTTTTAGCCTTGTGGTTGACTACATTAATTGCAGAACCCACTTGTTCTTGTAATCCGGCATCATTATCGGCTCGGGACACTGTCGGTATTTTTTCCATACCCTTCTCCTTGTGTTCGATTACATAGTTTCAGTCTCTGGTGCTTCTTTTGGCTTGTCAGGCTTCTCTTTTACTTTCTGACCATATTTGTATACAAATGTTCCCATGATGTTAGCGATCCATCCAACAAAGCATACTGGGATCATTTCGTCTATGATGTGTCGAAGAGCGATGAACACGACCAACACGATTGTCCACATGACCCATGCGGACGGAGACTTAAAATATTCCTTGATTTGCTTGTAGAATGGAACGCATGCCATGAATGCCATCACCACGAACAGCCCGGAAACTGTCGACTTCGCTGACCTCTGTGTCCATATTGGAAATTGGACAAGAGTTGCAATCAAGGCAGGAATGACATCTATGCAAACCGCTGATGCCATGATGACGTTGCCTTTAGTTTGGTTCTTCATCCTTGGCCACCTTTACCTTGAGTGACTCAGAAAGTGCCTTCATTGACTCGTCAGATTCGATATCCTTCAAGGCTTTAACGTACATGTAATTGACCATGTCTTTAGTCGGTTGCGGAAGATTCTTTGAATTGGAATATACATACTGCAGAATTGCAAGAACAGTCATACTTGCCTCCGTCATTGAAGCAACGACCTTCGCATAATTCTCATCTGCCGCTTGCCGGTTAGAGAAGTATTCATACATTTCTGCTGTTTTTGCATTAATGTCATTATATCCATCAATCATACCATTGACTGCAGAAATTACCTGTGCCTGGCTTTCTGATGTTTCCGTAGATATCGTCTCAATCTTACTCAGTTTCTTGTCAGTCTTGCCAAACTTGTTACGGAATAAATATGCAATATAACCGAACACGGCACTGATGGCCAATGAGATAAGCTCTGCCCTGTTCTCAACAACATACTCCCACAATCTCTTGAAGAAGTTGGTAACTTCGTTTACGGATGGAGGAATCAAGCCGTAATCATTTGATCTTGTTTCGTCTTCCATAGAAGTCGTTTCTGTGGTATTTGTGCTTTCTGTTTCTACGGCAGTTTCTGATTCGGAGACATCTTCTGCCGTGGTTTCTGTCTCCTCTGCAAAAGCAGGCACAATCAGTAGAAACATGATAATCAGTGCTGCCGTTAAGCAAAGTATCTTTTTCATTTTTCCTCCCTATTCAATATCATATCCCTCGTAGAATTTTTCGAGTCTTTCTTCACACTTCGTAAGTCTCTCATCAAGTCTCTTGTTTTCCTCTGATAATTCCATTATTTTTTGCTGAGAATTTGTAACCATTTCTTGAATTTCGTCCAAATCGTAAGTTACTACAATTCTATTGTGCAACACGATCACATTCAAAGATGTTGCATGTGATACATTACCATCCTTTAAAACCGAGACGAGCATTTTGCAGTCACGATCAGGCGCAGGGACTTTTGCTTTTCCATTCTCTATGGGCCGGAAGTATTCTCTTTCCTGAGGAACATACCTAACAGTCAATGCCGCATCGTTTGTTGCTCCGTCAATCATAAACTCAAGTTCTTTACATGTGTCATCGATTTCAACTTCAAAAACGCAAAATCCATTATCTAGCAACTTGTATCTAATCATCAGAGAACCTCCGCTTTATGTCCTTTTTCTATATTATAATTTACATTTTGGTTCAAATGGTATTCACTTTTCGTGCAAAGCCCATTTTTTAGAGATTTTTATAGATTTTTTTCAATCTCATGAAAATGCTTTTCGTTTTCCGATGCGCAATTATCATTTGATTATTTGTATTTTGCGGTTTCTTCCTTTATCGAATTGATTCGTTACACCGCAAAAGACAATATTCTTTTGATTTTTATTGAGTGCCGTTCTTCGCTTCAACCAATGCAACAGCCATATCTTCGATGATTTGATGAAGGATTCGGTTTTGTAATTCGTTATCTCCATCAAGAAGTGCGAACTTGATATGTAACAATTCATGTACCAATATTCGTTCATAGTTATATTCTATGATTTGCTCGCCATAGTATTTCTCATCAATAATGCGAATTACGGCAGACTTGTTTACCTCTTGCCATTCGCACTCCCCACATCTTCCTGTAGAAGACAAATCATTTGGTGAACAATTGTCAATCAGTTTAATTGTCCAGTCGGTCAGTCTTAAGACTCTAATCCAATATGATAGTAATTCGTTGTCCATAGTTTTTATTAACCTTTTGTTGTAGTAACTAAAGTGATTTTTGAGATTTCACCAATTTCGCCAATTAGACTCTTGAGTCCTTCGGCTGTTGAAAACTTATCATTGCTGTAGTCAACACAAATATTTGCAATTTTCACCAAAGCACGCCTCATTACTTCTTTTTTGTGCCTTCTACTCCATCTTTCGGCTTTCTTAATTGCCTTGGCTTTTTCTTTCGCCAGTTTCTTCTCTGGTATTCCTCTTGTGAGCCAGTCCGATGTTTGGATTTCCATATGGTTTCCTTCTTTCAAAGATGCGGTTTCTTCCTTTACCGAAATGGTTCGTTACACCGCAAAAGACAATATTAAGATTCTTTATGTTATGTTCGTTGATGTCAACTTGCACACAGGAGGAGTACCATCATAGTCCTCACACTTTGATGCATCCATCTCCTTGTGGTTTTTCTCACATCCCCAAATGCCTTGATTGATAAGGCAAAAGTAATGCTTGCAAAAACTACAGGATTTCATTTCGTTTAGGTTAAGTGTGAAAGTCTGTGGGAGCATAAACTCCTTATTTGGATTGTTGCCACAGTTCTTGCAACATTCCGTTGAGCCTGTAATTGCAGGCATCGCACAATGACAAGCGTGTATCGAATCCATATATTTGTCCCCTTTCTTTAAACTGCGGTCTAACCACCTACCGCAAGGGATATAGAATCACTCGATTTCCTCAAAATATTTTTCGTTCTTCTCGGAACAAATAACATCATGATGAATCAAGCCTGTTTTTGTGTTTTTGAATCCTTTATCGGAATGAAGCCGAATCATTCCATTATTCAAAACTTCTCTTGTCATGATTGTGCCTCCCAAGAATATGTTGTCGTTCCGCTTGCCACAGAAACTTTCAAAACATAGTTGCCGTCTGTTGTCGGCGCATCTGGAATCTTTGCTTTCAAAGTGTCAATATCGTCAGCATTGTTTTCAATTGCATCCCTGTTGTTATAAATCTGTCTCAACGGATTGTCTTGATAGAAAATTGTTGTTGCACTTCCACTGAACAGGCTATCTGTAAGAGGCACTTTTCTTTCCACGCCATAATCGTTTTCTGGAATGTTTGTGTCAAGTTCGTCGCCTTCCATGTCGGTTTCAATGTAAGTTGCGCGTTCAAAGTTGAGAATCACACCAGACATTGCCGCTTTAAATGTTGCTACATCTGTGTAAGATGTATCTTTAATGAATATTTGCTTTTGATTTGTAGAAATAGTAATAGAATTATTCGGTGCATTTTCACTAAAATCACTATAATATGTTGATATTGTCGTATTATATTTAGTATTTAATAAAATATTTGGTTTAACCCCACTTGTTACTTTATAAGTTGCAACACTTAATTCATTACTTACAAATGTTCCGTATGTTGAATTATACCAATCCAATGTCCCCAAATCAACTTTGCCGACTTTTTCCACATTCTTCTTGTTGACATAGTCCTTCGTATCAGCAACAGCACCAGCAGACTTGCCTTTTCCTGTGCTTGTCCATGCCCATGAAACTGTGTCTTTGTTGATTGTGAATTTGTGGTATGTCTGTTCTACTTGTGTTTCTGTGAAGTGATTACAAATTTGTATATCGTTATTGTAAGTTGTACCATATTGGCCTCTCATACGGAATTTCATATAACACGCATTTAGTGGAGTTGTAAAAATAGTATTACCATCATAACCACTATTTCCACTTGCACTATAACCTTTTAATAATGTCATATTAGCATCATAAAAAGCAATATAAGGATATTCTCCTATTGGACATTTGAAATAATATTCAGTATTTGGAAAAACCTGAATAAAGTTTTTAGAAGCAACAATGCCACTTACATTACCTAATGAATTAGAGACTTCTTCATCCCACAAGTTCACACCTGTTGTTTGGTATTCATAGTCTTCTGTGTCAACAATTGTGCCTGCATCATATGGCAATGTTGTTGCTTTCGGATAGTTCTGCAAAAACCACTTGACGCCTGCATCGCCTGTCAATGCTGTTGCGATTGCTGGACGAGATGCAAACCATTGCGTGAGGTCAATGTTTATTGGATATAATTTTACATTGTTTAATGTAGTTCCATCTGCAACTATAATTGCCAATGTGCAATTGCCAGTCCATTGTCTAATAGACAACAAATTTGTATTGGCATAAGTGTTTTGTTCTCTTAATATTACACCTTCAACTGCTTGTGCTAAATTAGCAAAGCCAAATAATGTTTTATGTCCAGCAAGATTTGTGGGCTGTGAAATGTATTTTGTTGCAGTTCCATTTGCGGTTCCGTTTAATGTATAACTGCCATCGTCATTTTTGGTAAAAGTGACACCATTTTCTGTTGATGAACCCATAGGATTAACCAACTGATTCCGAACAATTGAAAATGCCTGTTCCTTCTTCCATTGTTCAATACCACTTGCAACAGTTATCAATTCATCGTTCAAGTATGCGTTCATTGACATGGCTGTTGCACGCTGAACAAATGGCTGGTCGGCATATGTGCTTCCACCGCTTGTTGCAATGTCTGG